AGACAACCCCGACCTTGTACCTAAAGGTCTTAACGTAGATTCAGAATACGCAGTTGCGGTAAGGAAAAAATAATGAAAAAGAAAGAAACGTTTGTACCTATAGAGGAGATAGCCGACCACTTTGCGGTATCGGTATCAACTATACGTGCGTGGGTACGCAGAAAAAACATAACCCCTGATTCTTATATCAAAGTAGGCAGTACTTACAGGTTTAGGATTTCAGACGTGACTGACTCGTTACTGGCTAATGGATCTAAGGCTGATCCTACAGAGGACGGGTTGAAAACTAGCAAGACTTCTCATCTAGGCGTACAAAAACAAGCCGAGGAGATGGTAGCAAGTCACATGGAGAGAAAGGAATCCTTAGTAACTGCCAAAGAAATGGAAGCGTTATTCGACGAGGATATCTAGTGTGCGTCGAATTAGTTTGTACGGTAGTAAGTTTTCTATTGTGGTTGGGAAAGAAACAGCTATTATAGAAGAAGACTTTAAGGACATCATAATTGTTAATGCGGCACCTGTATCACGATCATATTTTGAGAATGCTTACGACCCTAACAGGTCAGTGGCACCAACGTGTTGGTCAGCAGATACGCAAAGACCTTCTATAGATGTACTTGAAGAGAACAAGCAAGCCGCCCGTTGTATGGATTGCCCACAGAATATACGTGGGTCAGGGAGTAATCATGGACGTGCTTGTAGGTTTGCCCAACGTCTAGCTGTCGTGTTTGATGGACAATTAGACGAGGTATACCAACTACAGTTACCTGCTACATCTATATACGGTAGGGGTAACAGTGGACACATGCCGATGCAAGGATATGTTAAGTTTTTGTCTAGCAGAGGTTCTGTAGCAACTCGCATTGTTACGCGAGTATATTTTGATGAACAAAGTCCGATCCCTAAACTTTATTTTAAACCAATACGTTCGTTGAATGAAGGCGAGGCAACCAAGGTTTCAGAGTTAAAGAACAACCCCGACACGTTAAAGGCTATAAGTCTAGACGTGCCTGCGGAACCTAAGTCTCCTTTCTCAGCAGTAGAAGGTTTTGAATTAAACGCAACCAGTAAAGGAAATTAGTATGAGTTATATTATTGAAAACGTAGAAATACTTTATCCACGTATTAACCAACCTTATAGATACGATGCTTCAGCAGGTGAAAACGGTAAGAGTGTACCCTGTGACGCGTTTGAGGACGGTGCTAAGTACGAGACAAAGTTTAGCATGGATAAAGACAAAGCCAAGTCTTTGTATGGACAGATGGATGAGGCTTACCAAAAAGCAAGGGAGAAAAATTGGCCTGATAAGATTGCATTTCCCTTCGACAAGCAGGAAGACGGTTCGTTTACAGGTAAGGCTGTACTTAAAGCGGCATATGGTAAGGAAGCTACTAATCCCCCAAAGCAGTTTGACGCTAAGAGTAAGGAGTTACCAGAGGACTTTCAACTTACTACGGGCAGTACGGCTAATGTTGCTGTTACCTTCTATCCGTATAATATGATAAGTGGAGCAGGTGTATCCATACGCTTACGTGCTGTACAGGTAATTAAGTACTTACCTATGGAAGCGTCATCTCCGTTCGGTGTAGTAGCAGATGGGTTTGAGTTAGATAGTGACAACCCCTTTGAAACTGTCTCCCCTGCAAATGTTGCTTCAGCCAAAGTTAACGAAGCTCAAACTCCTGTAGTATCTGATGACTTGTTTGGAGACGATACCGCAGAAGAAGCTCCGGTGGAACAACCTAAGAAAACCGCTAAGAAGAAGTCCGTGGCACCAAAAGAAGAAGACAAAGACTTAGCATCCATTGTTGATAATTGGGACGGTTAAAACCTCTCTACTTAAATAACCTGTAGCTAGGATACTTTTCCGAAAAGGGTGCATATGCACCCCTGCTACCCTACCTCTCGGATGCGGATATGAATACTAAATCATTTTTGCAAAGGGCTTTAGCCGACAGCGGTTCCTATTGTATTTGGGCGCATAATAAGAAGACTGATCGTATACACCAGAAGTTTTACTCTACTACGGATCAGTTGATAGACAAAGCGCACGAACTAAATGCAGACGGATACGATTGTTACTTTGCTCTTGCAACCTTTAAAGAACCTACCTCACGGAAGGTTACGAACGTACATAAGCTACAGTCGTTCTTTTTTGACATAGACTGTGGTGATGATAAGGACAAGGAAGATAAGGGATACCTTACACAAGAAGCCGCGATAATAGCTTTACATAGTTTTTGTAAGACACTTAACCTACCTACTCCTTTACTTGTTAACTCTGGACGAGGTGTACACGTACACTGGCACTTGTCTGAACCTGTTATATATGATGATTGGTTTCCAGTAGCTTCACGTTTGAAGTCTTTAACTAAGACACATGGTTTGATCTGTGACCACTCAGTTACCTCTGATGCGGCTAGGATATTACGTATACCTTCTACGCATAACCATAAGACTACTCCCCCTACAGAGGTTTCTTACTTCGGTAACACTGACCAAAAGCTAGTTAACTTTGACGCATTCTCCGAACTGCTAGGACATGACACGATACCAGTCCCCGAACGTATGGTGGAAGAGTTTAGTGCGGTAGTGCAGGGGTTATATGGTAACAAAGAAAATTACTTTGCAGACATTATAGCTAAGAATGGTAAGGGAGAAGGCTGTGCTCAGATAGCACATGTAATGGAAAGCCCTAACGAGATTAGTGAACCCCTATGGTTTGATGCTGTATCTATTATCAAACACTGCGTGGATGGTGGTAGAGAAGGCGCACATAAAATATCACGAGGCTACGAGGGTTACGATGCTACAGAAACAGATAGTAAGTATGACACTACAAAACATGTTCACAGGTGCGATACATTTAACGACAACAGGCCAGACGTATGCACAGACTGTAAGCATTGGGGCAAGATTGGTTCTCCTATAGTACTAGGGCAACGGATAAAAGAAGCAGATGAGGAAGATAACGTAGTATCTATGAAGACAGAACTGGGGAGTAGTGAGGTATACACTATACCAACATTCCCTAAACCCTATTTTCGTGGAGCTACTGGTGGGGTTTACATACGCACCAAGACAGAAGATGGGGACGTAGATGAGAAGTTGATCTACCACAATGACTTGTATGTAGTTAAGCGTATACAAGACGTTGAAAGTGGTGAGAGTATAGTTATGCGTCTTCACCTACCTATAGATGGTGTTAGAGAGTTTACTGTCCCACTGACTGCTGTTACCTCCAAGGAAGAGTTTCGTAAGCATATGGCCGCGCATGGTGTGGCTGTAACTAAGATGGATGATATTATGAATTACACTACTAGGTGGGTAAACGAGTTACAGGCTACTACTGCTACCCAACATGCTCGTAGACAGTTTGGTTGGACAGGGGATGACTTTAAGTCCTTTGTGTTAGGTGGTCAGGAAGTATTTGCGGATAGTATAGAGTCTAACCCACCTTCTACTCCCACTAAGGATTTGTTCCATGCCTTTAAACCAAAAGGTACTCTAGATGAATGGAAGGACATGGTTAACTTCTATAACCGTGATGGATTTGAACTGCACCAATACATAGTGGCTACAAGCTTTGGCTCCCCCCTTATGGCGTTATCTCCCATAGCTTGCTCTGGGTTTCACATAACAGGTGACACTGGATTAGGTAAGACAACTGCTATGTTCGCGGCGGCTTCGGTGTGGGGCAAACCAAAAGAATTGGTGATAGATAGAAATGATACGCAAAACTCTAGGATGTTACGCGGTGAGGTATACCGTAACTTGCCTCTGTACATTGATGAGATGACAAACGCCAAGCCAGAAGACCTTTCAGACATGATCTATCAACTCTCAGAAGAACCGTATGGCAGGGGGTGGTAACGTAGAACGTGCTAGGGGGGAACCTTGGAGTCTACTAACAGTTACAACAGGTAACGTCAGTATCATTGAGAAAGTTAGTATGGCTAAAGCTATGCCGAAAGCAGAGGCGCAGAGGATGTTAGAAACTAAGGCAAAGAAGCTGTTTGACGAGGCGCAGACTAAACACCTTACCGACTCACATGCTCATAATGCAGAGAACTTTTACGGACATGCAGGTACTATATACATACAGTATGTGTTGTCTAACCTAGAAGAAGTTAAGACTTTACTATATAGAGTACAGAAAGCTATAGATAAAGAAGCAGGACTTAAAGCGGAGAACCGTTTTTGGTCGGCAGGGGTAGCTTGTACTATTACAGGGGCGATGGTTGCTAAACGTTTGGGGCTTATCTCCT